GGCCCATATATATTTCTGTTTCTGCTTTTGATTTAATACATTTGTAACTTACACTTGGATTGTAATCTCTTTCAGCAACTCTCTTACCACGTAAACAGACTGCCATATTCTCTTGTATACGGTGTTCTTTAATCTCTCCATTAATAAACATCAACAATGCTACTACAGTCTCAATCATTTTTTTTCCTTATAGTTGTCTAGTGTTATCACATCCGGATTATCTTTTAAATACTGTTGTTTTAGCTCTGTCCAATAGCTAATTTTAGGATCGAAGTCTCTTTCACCAAAAGAATTAGCCGACATAACACCTAGTTGCATACACTGATTTATTAGCTCTGCAAATGCAGGAGGTGGTGGATTAATTCTAGGCACTCTCTTACATTCTTTTACAAGTTCTAATTGTGTTTTTATTTTTTGTTTTTTTCTTTGCTCTTCAGCAAACTCCTCATCACATACAGCGCCGATAGATTTTCTAAATCTTAAACCTAATGTTTGGTTCTGTGACTCTGCACTAGATCCTGATTTATATTCGTATTGCCTAACTTCTGTGTATGCTTCCCAACTACCTTGATCACACGTATTTGTGCCGTCATTTAAATATTCGTTACGTGCTTGTGCTGATGCTGTCACCACAAACAAGAAAAATAATATCCACG